GTATTTACCCATGTGGAGATCGATCAATTTTTATCAGTAGCAACAATTTGTTGCTCGAGTCTGAACAGACTCTTTATAGGTATTTTATGAAACTCATTTAAGACAACCATGTCTTCCGGGTTTCTACCCGTGAAGTTATTTGTCTTACTTGAGTTTATTGTTAAAATTGTTATATAGAGTGTGTTGACTCGTTCAATGTATTGCAAAATGTTACGTGATAAAGTTGGTGATCTGACCCAGTTTTATTATCTATTTACGTCGTTGTTAACCATGCAACTTGTTGGCGTATCTTAGTTCTTAAGGTTAAACTAATTACTTTAATGGACATAAACTGAATAATGATAGGATCAGCCTTTCTTTGATTTATTTGTTTATAGTTTATAGTACGTAAACCCGTACTTTGTCCGTGAATGCTCTTACTAATCACCCAGAAGCATATATATGTCTGGTGAGATTTGAAGCTGTCATTTACAGCCTTCATGAAATGAGGAAGAACCTGTATTCATGTCGTATTCCAGATTTGAGATAGTAACTCAACATCTGAGGAGTTTTTCTTTCTTACTCAATGGAAATAGAAAGAGTTGTTTTGGACGTTTACAAACATTTTAAACGATCCCGTGGCAACCCCTTTCGAGGGAGGGGCCTACCCTAGACAAGACTCATTAGTCGGCGTGTAGTGTATACCTTATGCGAGCGTAATGAACTCATGTCTTTTGACAAGCATAAGGCTTAAGCTATACTAACCGGTAAGGTGAGAGACCCACCCCGCCTGCGGTGAATAATTCTCGATGACCCTTGTGATTAAGTCGCACTTTGTGTGATGAAAGCTTTTGTGTCGAAGCTTAATGGTCTAACCATTTTGCAGGTTTCTGCGAATTGGTTCCATTGAGCTTGTCGTTTTTATTTTTATGAAAAATGTCAAGCTATGGAACTTCTCTCGTGTGTCAAAACAACAACACTAATAATAATGAGGGTGTTGTACCCCAAGGGGGAAATTACTCATTACAATCTGAGGTCTATGACCCCAAAACCGCTGCTCGTTCTAAGTTTCAACAAGGACGTCGTAGCAAACGTCAGGAGAAGGTAAAGAATTTGCGTCGCGATGGAAAAGATGTTCCTAAGCATCTTCCCAAACCTCGCAATGGACTTATTTCTCCGTCTTCGCAGTATGAGAAACATTCTATGGTGGAATATTATCCACAATGTCTTGTTTCTTATGCTACGTCGACCTTTAGTCAATTCAAACCTGACAAACCAATTTCTGCTTTATTGCAAATTTTGGAAGTTTTAGGTGCACTATCTATTTCTTTACCCAAATGTGGCTCTTCGTCAGAAGTGGCTGCACAGTTGGTTTTAGGAATTCGTGCTTTGACTAATGGTTCAATTACAGAGAACCTTTTGAAGAGTGCTTCAACTACTGATTGGTTGAAGAAGCTCTTTGGATATAATGTTTTTGAACCTCAATCAGGACTCGGTGATGCTGAGTCTTGGTTGAATCTTTTGCCTAAAATGAAAGATAATTGGGAAGCTGTTCGAAACGCACCTGTGTTCGAAAAAGTCTCCAATGTCATCACTTTGGCTGCCTCTTTGGGCTTGTGTAGTGTTACAAATCTAAAGTGGTCTGTTGGTGGTGTTGATGTGTTCCGTGTTGGAACACTTCAAAAACATGCTAGTGCTGCAGATTTTTGCAGTGCTGTCATGGATACTATCATTGCCTTCATTGAGGGTGGCTATGAATGTTTTCGTCAACGTTCATTTCGTCCACTTTTGTTTTCTACAGAAGAAAGCAAATTGTTGGATGAATTGTATTTTCCGTTGATGGAACTTCATGAGCATGCAATGGTCTTTAATTTGCATTCGAAACCTATTGCTATTCGTGGTGAGACTCGTCCCATCACGGATTTGGAATATGGTTCGTTGTTAAATGAAGCCATTGATTTGGCCGAGAGGGCTTACAAGTCTTCACGTGGTACATGGCAACAAACTGTCTTAGATAAACGTTTGACTGTCCTAAGACAGAATCGTGCTGCATATGAGGCCAAGCGTATTGATGGTTCAATGCGCTATGCTCCTTTTTCCATTTATGTATATGGAGAATCTGGTGTTGGAAAATCAACTGTCGCTTCTGTTTTGATGGCAGATTGTCTTAGGGCTGCTGGAGCTAACCCAGACCCAAAGCATACTGCTATCATCAAAGAATCTGATAAGTTTGATTCTGCCTTGAAGGGAGATACTGAAGGTATCTTCCTTGATGATATGGGTAATACCAAAGCCGATTTTCTTGAAAAATCACCTACTGAGCGTTTGATTGATATTAATAACAATATGATCACATATGCTAATAAGGCGGATTTACATGAAAAAGGGAAAATTGAAGTGAGACCAAAGGTTTTGTTGATCACGAGTAATGCTACTCTCAATCAACATGCACGTCTTGGCTCGATTCACCCTTTCTCTATTGTGCGTCGTGCAGACGTCCATGTTGAGGTAAAGGTGAAACAGGAATTCGCCACGGAGGATGGTCGATTGGATTCACGCAAAGTTATGCGTAAATTTTCGACTGAATCTTTGGTGAGTGATATTTGGGATCTTTATATTAGGATCCCACATGAGCCAGGTACTGATTGCCTCAAGCCCTATAAGGCTGGAGGTGATAAACCTGTTGGTATCAATGAATTGCTTAGGTACTGTACATCGGAGTGTAAATTGCACTTTGATATACAGCGCCAAATTGTTGCAAAGGGAGAGGGACTTGTTGCCTCGCGAAATTATTGTCCAAAATGTAATCTTGCACAAGATTTGTGTGAGTGCACTGAGGATTTTGAGAAACAAGCGATGTGTGATTTGTCCTTTGAGTATATTCGTGACCAGTTTGATTTTATGTCTGGTTGGCGAATGTATTTGGCATCTTGTGTGCCTTCTTTTGCTATGGCGTTGCGTTCAGTGCAATGGCTTTACATGTATTACCATTTAAGTGACCTTCGCGTGTATGAGAGTAAGATTAGGAGAGATTTAGGAATTATGTTTTTCCTTTCTCTGTTCCTTTCTCTTTCTATGCATGTCGAAAGTTGCACTATGGTAATTGTGTTACTTGTTGCCCATTTGTTTTGCTATGTAGTTATGTTAGCGAAATGGAAGGACAATATGTGTGCTAGGTTGGCAAATCGTCGAGATATTACTCGTGAATTATTTACCTCCTTGCGCAAGTCAAAGGCCGTTCAATTCTTTTCTGTCTGTTTTGTCGGAAAGATCATTTATAATATGATTTCTTCTTATAGAACAGTACAAATGTTATCTCAGTCTGCACTGGCTCCATCCAATGTAGATGAGATCGCAAAGCGTGATGCTGAGATCAATCCTTGGGCAAATCCCCTTGTTGAGGAGTTACATGTTGAAGATCGTTGCGCCACTATGACCCATGATCAAATCGTTAAGAAAATTTCAAAGAATTTGTTTCATGGGCAATTTGTGGAGAACGGTTTTATTCAGACTTGTGATATCCTCGCCTTGGGAGGAACCTTGTATTTGATGCCTTTACATCTTTTTGAAAATAGAAAAGATATGAAAGCTTTGATTACTAAGTCCAACCCCGAGAATCTCAATTCTACCTTTAAGGGCTATGTGAGTGTTTCTCATATGGTTCCTATTACTGGCAAGGATTTGGCAATTGTCAATATCCCGTCAGGAGGTGTGCATTCCGATATTACTCATCTTTTCCCAGGTGTTGTTTCAGTTACAGGAACTGGTGAGTTATTGTATAGGAATGCTGATGGAGAATTGAAACGTGATCTCATGAGGATTACTCCTACACGTGATTCTGAAGCCGGTGGTCCCGGTTTCCAATACAAAGCGCCATATAATACCTTTACTGGTATGTGTATGGCAACTGTAGTTGGAAAATTTCAGAAATCGTGTATTGCTGGTTTCCATTTGCGTGGTATTACCGGAACTCCTAGTGGTAAAGCTCTGACTGTTTGTCAGTCAGAGATTGTTGCCGCTATGATTAAAGCTCGTACTGCGTGGAAGGGTGCCTTCCCAAGTCATGTTAATGGGACGTTTCCTACTACACGTTACGATAAACAAGTAATTGTTTCTCGCGACGTTCATAGGAATTCCCCCATTAATTATTTGCCTGTGGGAAGTAACGTTGAATATTTGGGACAAAATAATCAACGTGCCAGTCACACTAAGAGTAATGTTGTTACTACTCCAATTTCTGAAGTCGTTGAGGAGGTTACTGGCGTGCCTAATAAGCACGGTCCTCCTGCCTTCCATCGTTGGAAGATGTGGCAAGCTTCTTTGGAGTATTCAGCAAATCCTGGCGCAGGTGTTGAACCTTCTTTGATTGATAGAGCTGTGATGGACTATGTCGAAGGTATTATTGAAGCTTTCGAGCGTCCTGAATTTGCCGATATGGTCAAGAAAGAACTCAAGCCTCTCTCTGAGATGGAAACTCTTTGTGGAAGAGATGGTGCACGTTTCATTGATGCTATGTGCAAATCTACTTCCAAGGGTTTCCCTCTTTCAGGGCCCAAAAGTGATATGATCACTCTTTTGGATCCTGAGGATTATCCTGAGCATGCTTGTCCTGCTAAATGTGATGAACTCATTACTCAAGAATGTGGAAAAATGTGTTCTGAACTGCTTGCAGGCAGGCGCTGTTATTCAATTTTCAAGGCTTGTGTTAAAGATGAGCCGACAAAAATTGGAAAGGATAAGGTGAGAGTTTTTCAGGCAGCTGATTGGGCTACGCAATTAATGGTACGTAAGTATTATTTGCCGATTGCCCGACTGTTGTCTTTGTTTCCACTTGTATCTGAGTGTGCCGTTGGAGTTAATGCTCAAGGTCCTGAATGGGATCAATTGGCACGACACATGAAGAAATTTGGTGAAAATCGTATTCTTGCTGGCGACTATAGCAAATATGATTTGCGTATGCCAGCCGGTATGATTATCGCTGCCTTCAAGTGTCTTTTGGATATTGCCGAAAGATGTGGTGAATATTCCTCGGATGATTTAACGATCATGCGTGGTATTGCAACTGAGATTGCTTTCTCATGCGTGGCTTATAATGGAGACATTATCATTCATCGAGGATCTAACCCATCTGGACAGAATTTGACAGTTTACATCAATTGTATTGTGAACTCTCTTTTGTTGAGAAGTGCATACTACAAGATGTATCCTGCTGATTTTGGCAATCCAGAACCTTTCCGTACCAACGTTGCTGTCATGACCTATGGTGATGACGTTAAGGGATCAGTCCGTAGAGGGCATGATTGGTTTAATCATATTTCATATGCTCATTTTTTGAAGGAGCGTGATATGGTTTTTACTATGCCTGATAAGGAGTCTGAACCGACCCCTTATATGTCTGATACGGATGCTGATTTTCTCAAGAGACACAATGTCTACAATGAGGAAACCGGCTTGATCCATGGTGTATTGGATGAAGCATCGATTTTTAAATCACTTCACACTGTTTTGCGTTCCAAAGCCGTTTCTCTTGAAGATCAAAGTGCCATGAATATTGATGGTGCCTTGCGTGAGTGGTGGCAATATGGACGTGAGATGTATGAGATGAGAAGATTGCAGATGATTGAGGTAGCTCAACGTACTGGCGTTTCTCATATGTGCACTGAACTCGGTGTTTCGTACGATATGCGTATGAATCTTTTTCGCGAGAAGTATTTAAATGACGAAGAGTAAATATTTCTTGCACCGTCTTGGGATGACGTAAAACTCGTCCGCACTCCGGATCTATCCGTAGTATAAGTTTAAAATAGTCTTTATGTATTGGATTACCGTATCTATATATTTTTATATGTTATGTATATAATATAGGCTTGCATATCGTAGACACTGCCCTCGTGCAGTACCCATATTTATGGGAGGTTTCGTCAACCAAATAAATGTATTGCGGGGTGCGCTTTGAGTAGAGCTCATACCTTAAGAAATAAATTACTTACTACAGAAATTAATAATGAAAATACATATTCCTCAATGGAGGAAACTAATAATTCTAGTGTATCTGAAGTCGTTGGTGCGTCTATTTCAAAGGAAATGCCACAGACTTCTACACAAAACGTACATTTTATTGATGGTGATCAGCCGTGGTCGTATGATATCTTGGCAAATAGTGATGAAACCACTAAATTGTCTGGGTATCAGGATGCGCAACTCGGTTCGTTTTTATCGCGTCCGGTCAAGATTCAAGAATTCCAGTGGACACCAGGAGGAGCACGTCTCTTCCAGGTGTTTAATCCTTGGTCGGATTTCTTTGGCAATAGTGATGTTCTTGATAAGATTAATCGTTACCGCAATCTTCGATGTAACTTAAAGATTAAGGTTTTAATTAATGGTAACTCTTTTTATTACGGACGTGCGCTTATGTCATATAACCCTTATATCAACCAAGACCAAGTGACTAAAAATAGGGCTTTCTTTATAGAGGATTTAGTTCAAGCTTCTCAAAAGCCCCATTTGTTGATTGATCCTACTAGTTCGCAGGGTGGCGAAATGTTATTGCCTTTTATTTGGCCTGAGAACTATGTTGATATAACTGTTGCGAACTGGGAAGATAAATTAGGTCGCATTACTATTCATGATTTTGATATTCTCCAGCATGCAAACGGCGGGACTGACCCCATTAGTGTTGTTGTATTTGCATGGGCTGAAAATGTGACACTTGCTGTTCCTACAACTTCTGCTGCGCAATCTGGTTATGTAAAGGCAGAAGATCTGGATGAATTTGGCTTTCCTAAGCCCTATGATAAGCAGGCACCCACAAAGAATAAAAAGGTCATGTTGAAAGCAGATAATACTTCTACAGTAGGGGAATTTTCTGCTGATGGTCTCATTAGTAAACCTGCCTCTGCTTTAGCAAAGGTGGCTGGTAGTATGTCTAAGGTTCCAGTTTTGGGTCCGTATGCGAAAGCCACTAGTCTGGTTGCAAATGGTGCTGCTGATTTAGCTCGTCTTCTTGGGTATTCTAGGCCTAATCAGTTGGAAGATTCACGTGTTTTTAATCCCCGTTATATGGGGAATCTCGTGAATTCTGATGTGGCAGAGAATTTAGTCAAGTTGTCTTTAGATTCTAAAAATGAACTTTCTGTTGACACAAGAGTTATGGGCTTAGGTGGACAAGATGAGATGACCATTGCTTCTATTGCTAATCGTATGTCTTTTTGGAGACAATTCGATTGGCCTGAAACTGCCGTGACAGATACTCTACTTACATCTTTTAAAGTAGAACCGAGTTATGGTCAGTTTCTATCTGCGCCTCCAGTGGGAGAAATTCATTCTACTGCTTTAGCTTACGCTGCAACTCCTTTTGATTTCTGGCAAGGCAGTATTAAATTTAGGTTTAATGTTGTTTGTTCGGAATATCATCGTGGTAGGTTGAGGATTGTTTACAACCCTTTAGCCAATCCCGTGGGAGCTGTTCCCTATAATCAGGTATATTCTACTACCATAGATATTTCTGAAAATAGGGATTTTGAATATGAAGTCAAATGGGCAGAGCCAGCTGCTTGGCAATTTGTGAGAGGAATTGAAACTATGAGTTCGACTACTCTTCATAGTGATGTTTCACCCATATCCCCTGATTCCATTTATAGCAATGGGACAATTAGTGTCTACGTCGTCAATGAACTTGCAACCCCTTCTATTACAGCGGCGGATGTTAAGATTCAAATTTGGGTGGCAGCTGGAGACGATTTTGCACTTGCGTCACCAACAGAAAAGCATTTGAAGAACTTGTCTCTATT